TGGCAAGCAGACAAGCGTAAACACCGATATGGATAAGGCATCGGCATTGATGGTTGCAAAACGTCTTAGCGACGAAAACCCAGACAACATCTATTCCGCATCTATTATCCGTGACTTGGTTGAAAAGAGAACTGAGGTAATGCCGTTCAAGGCTTTTAAGGCCAATGAAACGGTAGGTAAAATAACACAATAAATTCAAAACAAAATGGTAACTATAACAAATTGTAAAATTTACGACATCAAGGAAAGTGTAATTGCTTGCCGCAATGCAATGCGCGTTGCACCACCACAGTACACCGACGAGGAATTTGAAGCATCAATGCCACGTGCAGTAAAACTTGTGCAAGCAAGTAAGGCAGGCGAAATTAAGTGTCACGACAATTTCTTGGTTGGTATTCGCGTGTCTTTCGATATGAAATATCCGAACTACTTTACACAAGAATTTCAGCGTTACCACTTTGCCGACATTGTGACATCATCAAGCAAGATGCACCGTTTGGCAAAGATGGATATGGATGCTTGTTTCAACGAGTACGTTTCGGACGAAAGCAAGGCACAAATGAAGAAACTTTTGGCCGAATACAACGAACACCAGTCCTATGACAATTACATGCGTTTGCTTTCAAATTGTCCGCTCGGTATCGAATTGTTCATGCGTATTTCGACCAACTACAAGCAATTGCAAACCATCTATTTCCAGCGTCGGCATCATAAGTTGCAGGAAGACTGGGGCGCGTTTTGCGAAATGATTGAATCGTTGCCTTTCGCACACCAACTTATTATTGGTGACAAGACTACGATTGATAGTGCCGAGTTTAACCGCGAAATGGCCAAACTATGAACGAAACGAACTGGGTATCACAAAGTGCAAGTCCTACGGTTACGGAAAGTGACCGTAAGGGCTTGGAAAAAGCACACCGATATGAAGCACGCCTCGAAAAGAAAGGCTATCGGTGGATAACCGTAAACTCTCGCATGAAAGTGTTTGCCGAATGTGACAAAGACGGTAATCTTACAAAATTTGGGAAACAACAAATAGAAAGGATGAAAGCAAATTTTAATGTTAAATAATCCTTTTTGTTTGGAATATTCAAAATTTGTGCGTATCTTTGCACCGTTGTTTAATTCATTAAAAACGTTACAATATGAATATCAAGTTTGAAAAAGAGGTTTGCGCATATCTTAATCTGCCAAAACTCCCCGTGAAGGAATGGGATGGTGAAAGTGCGTTTGACAAAGGTGTTGCTATCATCAAGCTCGCGTTTAATGAAACCGCCTACGCCGTTGCCCGCTTTAATCCCGAAAAGGAGAAAGCACCCAGCATTACCAAGGTGTTCGGCCAAGAGCCTTTCTATGGCATCGAAAAGGTGTTTATCGTTCCCGACTATATGGAAACAAATGTAGAGGACGCCGACCTCGACGAAGAGTCAAAGAAAAAGGCTGCTGAACTTGCTAACGAGGCCGCTGAAATCGAGAACGATGGTACTAAGGCGCATATTGATTTGCCCGATAACCCGTACTATTTCGATAACATTACCAACGACGAGGAGGCCATCGCCTTTATTGCCGCATACAATCAGAAAAACGGTATTCGCGGCCAAGTTCCCAAGAAGCACGAAACCATCCTCAACCGCCTGCTTGTTATCTACATGGAACAGCGCAAGGCTGCTGGCGTTGATGATGCACCTGCTGGAGCACAAGACGACGCTAACGCTGAAACCAAAATCAAACACCAAGAGCCCGCTAACACGGCTGCACCCGAAGATGAAACCGAAGGCACGCAGGATGAGCAGGGTGGCGACACGCAAGAGCCTGCCGCTGGCGGTGAGGATGAGAACGGTAACGGTGAGTAAGGGCTGGTAACGGGTAAGTTCTATGGATTACGAATATCACAAACTTAAATCCCAGATTGCTATACTAAAGGACGTGGCCGAGATTTACCCGACCGCGTCCTTACCTAACGCAATTCAACAGATTTCTGCAAGAATTAAAGAAATTGAAAAGAAAATCGAATAAAAGTTTGGTTATTTCAATTCTTTTTTGTACCTTTGCAAAGTAGGATAGAACGGAGGTAATTGGCCGTTTGAAAAGGTAATCCAACAGCCCTTCCTACCTTGCAATTTGTTGGAATTACTTAATTGTTGGAATGATATGCGCAAACTTACAACAGATGAATTTGTTGCCCGTGCAAAGCAATTGCATGGTGATAGATACGATTATTCCAAGGTGGACTATAAAACACAAAGAAATAAAGTATGTATTACATGTAAAGAACACGGCGACTTTTGGCAAGAGCCTATTAACCATTTGCATGGTTGTGGTTGCCCCGCGTGCGGAGCACAAACGGCTGCAAATAAGAATAGGAAAGATATTGAATCTTTTATAAAACGTGCCCGTCAAACACATGGCGATAGGTATTTATACGACAAAACAATATACGTGTCAAACCATAAAAAGGTAATTATTACGTGTAAAGAGCATGGTGATTTTCTTCAAGAGCCATCTAATCATGTAAGTGGTGCTGGTTGTCCTATGTGTAAGGGTGAAATAATTTCTCAAATTCAAACCAAATCTCTTGACGATTTTATAAAAGAGGCGAATAACGTACATGGTGTAGGGACATACGATTACAAATTAGTAAAATACACAAACGGTCATTCTAAAGTGGATATTATCTGTCCCAAACACGGCATATTTTCACAAATGGCGTATTCGCATTTACAAGGGGTTGGGTGTCCGCATTGTTGTTATTCAAAAGGCGAAATTAAAATATCGGACTTTCTTAATCGTTATGATGTTGAATACATAAGGCAATATAAAATAATTCCTAACGATTTGTTTTGTGAAACAAAATCTTTTCTCGTTGATTTTTATATCACTAAATATAATTGTTTCATTGAATTTAATGGCATGCAACATTACACACCAATTCGTCATTTTGGTGGCGAACGCAAATTTAGAAAACAACAAGAAAGAGATTTAGTGTTACGCCAATACTGCAAGGAGCATAAAATAAAGCTTATCGAAATACCTTATTGGGATTATGATAATATAGAAACAATACTCAAAAAAGAATTAAAATTTGATAAAAACAAAACATAAATTTGGTATATTCAAAATAAAACACTAACTTTGCAACGTTTTTAACAATATAAAATATATGGAAAAAAAGAAAATAACAAACGGACAGTTGCAGAATAGGCTTAGAAACGCTATTTTGCACATCGACAAAACCAAAGATACGCAAAGTGTTTTCTTTGATGATAAAGGATTGCGCTTGACGGTCAACGAGGATTTTGCTATTATTGCGACTGGTTTTCATCAGCATGTGTTCACGAACTTTACGGCACAAGGCGTTTCGCGCCCGTATTTATACACCAAACGATTTATTGAAATTGCATTTGATAATGATTGTACCGTGCAAGATTCAAAAGGACAAATAACGCATTCCTATGCCAAATTGTTTGATTTGCTCGATAAAAAAGAAGATAAAAGCGAATTTAATGTTGCATGGTACTACGATTTGTATATTTCAAACCTTTTCCACCCGTTGTACACCATAGGCGAAACAGAAACCGAATCATTCCTTGTCTACGAAACCTACTTGCACAATATCGCCCGTAACAAGATTATCATGTCGGAGAAGATTAACGATATGACTAACCTTGACTTCATCGAAGCGGTTATGCAGGAGGTTAAGGCTTTCACCGAGGGTATGGATAAGCGCACCATCTTCAAGAAGAAAACCGACGAGGAGATGATGCAGGAAAATATCGAGGCGGCAGCGGCGCAACAGTCTGAAAAAGCTATGGAGGAGCAAAGCCATGACGCAAACTAATGAACAATACGAAATGCTAAGTGTGTCCGATGTGGCAAAGAAACTTGGCGTTACATCGCAGACAGTCTACAATCAGATTAAGGCTGGCATGTGGGGAACGCAGGAGTTCAAGCGCGGGCAGTACAAGGGCATACTCGTGAAATACCCGAAAAAATAGATGCGGTATGGCTTACAAGACAAATGATGCTGTTATACGCCATCTTAAAGAGCAATGGGAGGCTGCTTGCAATGGCTACCTCCTTGAGCTCGCTAAGATGTGGGAATGGGATTGTTCCTGTGGTTGGTGGGTTGGTGATGATGTTGGCGGCTTGTATTGCTATGGTGACAATACGTTTATCAACATGGACGAAATCATCTTTTGTGTTGAAAACGATGTACCACAAGAAAAATACATAGAATATACGGATTATTGCTTATGGGCGCATGAATTTGGCTTTACCGTTCCAAACTTTGAATCTTACTTTAAGGGTTGCCCGATTGCACCTAAAGACGTGCAAGAAAGACTAACCAAGCAAAAGCAAGAATTGGATAAGTTGATACGCGAGGAGCAAGAAAAACTAAAGAACAATGCCAAAGCCAATCAATTCTAAAAGAAGAGCGAGAAAGCGCGTTAAGGGTAAGGTAAAACTTACCCAACGTGCTCGTATCGTTGAAAAGAACGATGCTACCAGCGTTGCAAGAATAGACACGCAGAAGTATAGAAAGGTTAAAGTTAGACCTCCTGCTGACGTTGCCCCTACGTTTAGAATCAAGATACGCAAGAAAATATGAATAGCGATGGTTTAAACAGGATAAGGGCATTGCTTATCAACATTGGTAAGGTTTTGCCCTTTTTGTTGTGTGTAATCATATCAATATCTTACACAGAAACACTATTTGCGTTAGCTACAAGCGACTTTATTATGTACGATGGTAGTCTTATACCAAACAAACATTTATCGTGGTTATTTGGCGCGTTTTTTGAATACAACTTGCAATTATTGTTTGTGGTTACAATACTGACGTTTGCTATTCGTACTTGTATATATAACAAGTTAGCATTAGGTTATACTTACTTAAACCTATTAGAAAAATCCTACTTTGATTTTGAACTTGACATTTGGCAAATTTATATTATTTCAATATTGAACTTAATCATATCATCATATTTTACCTACAAAGGTATTAAAATTATTATGTCAAAATGAGAAAAAAAGAAAGAAAAGTCGGTGACAGGATTTTCTACACTAACTACAAAGGAGAAATAGAAACCTGTCTTATCAAAGAAATACGCAAGGAATCATCACGACAAAATATGTTCGGTATGCCATTGAAAGATGGTAAATTGTTCCAGTATGATGTATATAAAACTGGAAAATATAGTTCCATTGAGGATTACAATTGCCTTTCGGAAAATGACCCGCAAGTGAAAGATTTTTGTAAAGGGAAAAAGTTTATCACGTCTAAATTTGCTGATGAACTACGCAAATGGCTTGAATCTAAAGGCGCACACAAAGGCGACCAAGATATAGCACAAATATTGTATGATGTTGCAGAGGAATACGAGTAAAACAACAATTAAATAAATTCACATAATAAGAAAGGTTATGTTAGAATTAGACAAAATTTATTGCATGGACTGTCTGGAGGGGATGAAGCAGATTCCAAACGGTACGATTGACGCGGTGATTTGTGATTTGCCTTACGGGACGACGGCCTGCGCATGGGACAGCGTGATTCCCTTTGAACCGCTGTGGGAGCAGTACAGACGCATTTGCAAGAAAGGCGCAGTCATTCTGTTGTTCGGCTCTGAGCCATTCAGTACCCAAATACGAATGAGCAATATGAAGCAATGGCGTTACGATTGGATATGGAAGAAGAACACGACCGCAGGCTTTGTTCACGCAAAGAATCGACCGCTGAAAGACTATGAGATTATTTCAGCATTCTGCGAGTATGGTATGGGGCACGTCAGCACAATGGGCAATAAACGTATGCCGTACAATCCGCAAGGTCTTCGCCCATGTCACAAGGTAAGCCATAACGCAAAGGGTAATTTCGGAGGTGTTGTCGGCGCAAGACCTTCACATAAAGACGTTATTGTATCAGAATGGGAAAACTACCCGACAACAACTTTAACGTATAACACCGACCCCGACTCTTGGCACCCAACCCAAAAGCCCGTTGACCTTATCCGCTACCTTGTGCTGACATATACCAACGAGGGCGACACCATCCTCGACAACTGTATGGGCAGCGGCACGACGGCCATCGCTTGCATCAAGGAGCGTCGGCACTTCATCGGCTTTGAACTCTCAAAAGAATATTTCGACAAGGCCGTGAAGCGCATCAAGGCTGAGCAGGCACAGCTAACATTATTTTAAGGACGTATGCCCCAAGTAATCAACAAGAATTAGCACTTGTTTAGGCTAATAAACGTTAAATTAGGAAAATATTTTGCTAAATATTTGGTATATCCAAAAGAAAGTATTACCTTTGCACACGATGATAAATTTTTCTTTTTGGATAAATGCCTATAAATAAAATTAATACGTACAAAAGGCCAAGGCTTGTGAAAGTAGTAGGCTTTTTAACCACATTAAATGTTGAACAAAGTAAAATTCATATTATTAAAATTTATGTGAGTGCCGAAACGTTGAGATAACGGAATAGGCTCTTTAACATCGCTGGGTTGAGCAGTTGGCAGCTCGCAAGGCTCATATCCTTGAGGTCGCAGGTTCGAGTCCTGCCAACCGCAACAAAAACTTTCTTTGGCATATTGATTAATAAACGGATTGCTCCATAGCGCAATTGGTCAGAGCATCAGAATTTGGGTCTGAGGGTTGCACGTTCGAGTCGTGCTGGGGCAACAAATGGGGTCGTAGCTCAGTTGGTTAGAGCATCTGCTTTGCAAGCAGAGGGTCGCGGTTTCGAGTACCGCCGATTCCACAAGGTATGCCGTTAAAGTCGGCTCGCTGACCGAGATTAGGTAAAAGCCACGCAGAAGGGTTCGACTCCCACTGGCAATAAAATGCAACGGTTAGGGTGGCGGTCATTTGGAGGTTTGGCTGATTGGTCTAAGGCGACACATTGCTAACGTGTAGAACATTAAATTGTTCCGTAAGTTCGAATCTTGCAACCTCCGCTAAAAATTTTTTATTTTTAATCATAAGAAAGATGAGTAGAATTAAATTTAATGTTGATGAATGGACTACCCGCTTATCGCAAGTTGTAGGCGTAGTTAATTCAAAAAATCCACTGCCTATCCTTGGCGACATCTTAATCAAAACAGACATGGAAGCCCAAAGGGGGCTTACGTTCACAGCCAGCGATTCGGAAACATGGCTCACCATCGAAGCACCACATCTTAGCTTTGACGATAGCTTTGAAATCTGCATCGCTGCCGTTGACTTCTACAAGGCATTATGTAATCTGAAAGGAAAGCAGGTCTGTATGACATTGGATGCCGAGCATCACACCGTAGAATGTGATTACGGCAATGGCCGTTTTACGATGGCCTACGAGGATGCTACGGAATATCCAAAGCCTAAAATGGATGCCAGCGATTCACAAAGCAAGGTTATCGACGCTGATAAGCTGCTTTACGCGGTAAATAAGCCCGATTACGCCACAGCTAACGATGAGTTACGCCCCGTAATGAATGGCATACGCCTTGAGTTCTTTGCAGATGGTATGGTAGCCGTTGCAACCGACGGACACAAGCTCGCAAAGTTCAAGGATTTGTCTATCATTCCCGAAGGCGATAACGTGGAGGTTTGCGGTTTCACTTTGCCAAAGAAACCTGCTGGGGTGCTGCGTAATCTGCTTAATCAGTTCGGTGGCGATGTAAGCATCACCTTTAACGACAGATGCGCCACATTCGCAATTGCCGATTGCTTTACATTGAACACCCGTCTTATCGAAGGCCGTTATCCTAATTATGAAAGCGTTATCCCAAGGGAAAATACCATCGTTGCCACTATTGACAAGGCCGCTTTCATTGCTGCCATGAAACGTGTGCTGCCGATGAGTAACGCATCAAGCGAGCTTATAAGCTTTAAGTTTACGATGGGTAACATGGAGATTAGCGCAGAGGACTACGATTTCAGCCGTACCGCAAGCGAAAACATTTCCTGCGACTATGCAAGCCCCGACCTACAGATTGGATTCAAGGGCAGCGTTATTATGGCCGTTCTGCAAAGCATTGATGATGATTCTGTAAAGGTCTACTTAAAGGATTCCATGCGTGCAGGCGTATTCATGCCAGCTACGCAAAAGGATAATACGTCGTATCTTGCGCTTGCGATGCCGATGCTTATTCAAGACAAATAAAGTAATTACCCACACTTAACATAATTTAATATGTTTTGTTTGGGTAATTGCTTTTTATTATGTACCTTTGCATCATGGAAGAGAAATGGAAACAAATAAAGGGTTTTGAAGGCTACATGATAAGCAGCCTCGGGAATGTGCTTAATCCGTACAAGCGCATACTAAAACCTATCCCAAATTACAAAGGTTATTTTAGGGTTTATCTAAGCAATGACGCGATAAAGCATAAGCAATTCTTTATTCACAGATTGGTCGCTATGGCATTTATCCCTAACCCCGATAATCTGCCACAAATAAACCATAAAGACAAAAACCCAAAAAACAACAGCGTGGAAAATCTCGAATGGTGCGACAACACTTATAATCAACGTTACTCTAACGCAATGAAAATAAATCAGTATGGAATAAACGGTGATTTTATAAAAAAATGGGATGCTATTGCTGATGTAAAAAGAGCGATAGGAATACCAACTACAAATGTTAGTAAGTGTTGTAAAGGCGATATAAAAACCATCAACGGGTTTATCTTCTTATACGATGGGGACTCTATCGAAGAACGTCTTATAAGTGTAAAAAAAAGAAAGCATAAATCAAAAAGCGAAAATGAGTTATAATGAAAGTTTAAGCCCAAATAGCAATTATCCACCCATGTCGCAGAGCGAGTTGGACAATGCTCCTTTTAACGAGCCGATAATTCCCGAACGCGACTTCGATATTGACGTCGAGTTCGTAATGAGCAAGACAGTTACGGTAACGACAAACGACTATGCACCAGAATACGATGATGAGGATGGGCGCGAATACGCCAATACCGAAAATACGGACTGGGAGCAGGCATACGATAGCAGCGGCCACCTTACGATAGCCGAAATGTTGCAGGAGCTTGAGTCTTATGTAAAGGATGATATGACGAAAACTGCGCCCAATTCGGGCAAAGGCCGTTATCTGCAACGTGTGTTGGAATCGTGCCAAGGCTGGGAGGTAAAAGAAAAAACATTTGAATATTAGAAGATATGAAACCGATTAAATTCAAGGAGGCAAACACCGTGTATGGTAAAGGCCAAGAAAGCTTAGAGGAACTACCTGCGTTAAGATTTGACGACGGTGAGGTTGTATCGTGTTGGAAACTTTCTCTTTGGGAGGCGTTGCGCCTGCTTTTCACCCGCAGGGTTTGGCTATGTGTTGCAACGTTCAACAATCCGTTACAGCCAACATACATGTCTACGCAAAGCAAGGATTTGTTCGTTCCAAACAAGTAAACCCTATGGATTACGGCGACTACATAAACGGACACATCGAAAGGGTGGCACAAGGTGGGTACAGCGGCCAATTAACGGTCGAGGGTATCGACCTTTCGCCAATCGAGGCGCAGTTCTTCAAAAAGGATGGCGATATTTTCTGTTTCTTCAAGCGCAAGCCAATCATGCAGTACAATCACGAAACGCAAAGTTACAGCACAAGGGAGCGCAAGCCTGCATTGCAGATATACATGAAGAAACAGATTAACCCCGACGGTGTGGTGGCCTTTGCTGGCGATTTCATGTTTATGCGGTTCAAGTTCAAGATTGAGGGCGTTTGGGATAAGATATTAGGCAAGGAAAAGCACCGCCTTAATCTTTTCGTGGAGCGACTGCCATTATCCGAACAAACACTTTTGCTAAGTATCAACGAAAAAAAGCGCAAGGCATGAAAAACGACGAGCAGATAAAGAACGACTGGCAGCGACTCGAGACCGAAAACATCGAGAAAGCTTGCGATTTGTTGCGCCAGCATGAAAGCCGCATCGAGGATTACATGGCCGATATTGTTGCATCGCTGTGTAACGTGGATTGTGCCAAAATGCTGACTAATTCATCCGTTTCTTATTTGGCGCAGGCGCGTTGGCTGTATTGGTATGCCATCCGTTATATGACGAATGAAACATACGATAAGATTGCCATGCGTACAACGGCCAAAAGCGGCTGTAAGTTCACGCCTAACGGTATAGGGCAAAGCATAAACAAGATGGCCTTATTGGTAGCACAAGAGCCCATTTGGGTTAAACGCTGGACTATCATCAAGCATATCATCAAACTGCGGGAGTCAAACAAGCAGGCGTATGTGCCGCAGGAAACGGTCACTATGTATGTTACACCACCGAAAGGCGTAAAGGTAGAAATAAAATTCGATAAACAATAAAATTTTTAAGTTATGTTATACGAAACAACTGCACAATTTGTCGAGGTCGATAAGAACGGCAACGATAAAGTAAGAAAACAAAAGTTCATCGTTGTGGATGCTGCCAATCACGGCGATGCCGAGGAGCAGACCTTTGAGGAATGTGACGGGCATACCGACCTTGATGTTGTGGCCGTAAAGCGTTCCAAAATCAAGGAGATTCTCAACAGCCGTTCCACCGATGAGGAGAAAATCTTCATCGCACACGTCGTTGATGTTCAGATTGACGAAGAAGGCGAGGAAAAAGAGCTCGTTTACAAGATGGCCTTGTACGCATCATCATTCGATAAGGCACACAGCTTTATGAACGAATGGCTGAAGCAGGGCTACAACATGCGCCTCGACGGTGTTACTCGTACCAGCTTTGTAGATACCATCGGATAGGCCGTATGAAGTATTTCAACAAGAAAGTAAGATATGGCGGTTTCACGTTCGATTCAACGAAAGAGCGTGACCGTTATATCCTGCTTTCCAACATGGAAAAGAAAGGCATTATCCGCGACCTTACGCTGCAAAAGGAGTTTGAACTATTACCCAAGCAAACGCGCATCGAGATAGAACACAAAAAAACAAAAGATGTTCTGAAAGAGGTTTTTGACGAGCATCCCGTAAAGTATCATTGTGATTTCTATTATTTCGAGGTAAAGTCGCAGAAATACGTTATCGAGGAGGTTAAATCCAAGATTACGGAGCAGGTTCGCGACTATCCTTTGCGTAGAAAGCTTGTAAAGTTCAAGGTTCGACAGATGAATAGGGAGGCTGGATATGATAAATACGTATTCCGTGAAATCATAATGAATTAACACTATGCTATCATACTTAGATACAAAGAACGTTCTTTTTACAAGGGGTATCAGCTTTGATGCAAAGCAGTATCTTTTCGTGGCGCAGGTCGTGTTGGGTGAGGAGGCGGCTACGGCGTATGCTATGGTCTACGACGCAGCCAACTTTGCCCGTGAAATAGGCACGGAGGATGAGCAGGAATATATTGCAAAGTTCACCAAGCCTGCGGAGGTTATGCTCCAGCAGCAAGAGTGTGTGCATCTTAAAGACTACCTTGAAGATGCCTACCAAAGCGATATTCAAGCCAAGGCCAGCACACTCGAAGACTATAAGTTCAGCGGTGCGGACATTCAACAGCTGCTCGCAAACCTCCTGCATAACCGTGTTGGCGATAGCGACAGTCTTGACGACGCAAGCGTAAAGGACGTCATATCGCTTATCAAGATGATGTATGAGCAGGGTGCTTTGGATTCGGGCGATAGCTTCCAAAAGCATTTCATACAGATTCACGACCCGTTTAACGCCTTGTGTACCAAATGCGGCCATGAGTTCGAGGCACATGCTGGTATTCATTGCAAATGCCCGCATTGCAGCCAAGTGTACCAATGGTCTGAGGATGAGCGGCGTTTCTATCCCGATATAGCCACACTATAAAATAGCGAAACATGGCAAAGGTAAAATACATTCCATGCGACATCTATAAGCGTGGCATTTCAATATTCATTGGCTCGCTAAAGGAATTTAAGGCTTGGGTTAAGAAAGAATACGTAGCATTGGCACACGAATTACTACATGCAACATTCCATGTGCTTAACTTTTGCCATGTAGAATATTCTTACGATGGCAACAACGAAAGTTTTACTTATCTGCTGGAACACCTAACAAGGTGGGCTTTGGAAAAAGACGGTTACGAAAATGTATAATAAAAACGAAGAAAGCATTATTTCGGCCTTGCAAAGAAACACGACCCAAACAGCATGATAGGCAGGCTGTATATCCATAACGCTTGCAGCCCGTTCCTTTACGAGGAGATAATGGAGTTTTTGGGAATGAACTTGTACGAATAAAGCATAAGATTAGCCGCTAACGTGGTTTTTAAGCCCGCTAACGGCTTTTCTTTTCGTTTTGGTACACTTTATCGACCTGCGATGAAAAACGCGCTTAAAACGCCTAAAAACATTATTTGCACGGCTCGCCTATCTCCTCTACCGCACATTTGGTTATGTAACCCGTAAGATATGCCGCATCCTCACCATCCCAATCAACACCGTAGTACTCGATAATCGCGTCGGCTACGTGCTTGATTTCGTGGATTAGCGTAGACCAAAACTCGCTTGGTGATGTGGCCTTGCTTACGAATATGGCCGACATGCGTATGTCTGCGTTTGATACGGCCATTCCCGTATTGTAGTTTGATAGAATCTTCAAAGCCCTGCCAGCGTTCCTATCGGACATGCCAAAGCTGCGCATTATAGCCCAAAGGTCGTCGTAATCGGTAATATCATATCCGCAGTTCACGATGATACCCCAGCGACCGTCGACATCTATGTATTTCGTTTCAACCATAAAGCCTTACCATGCTGAGTGTATCATATTCTCCCAAAAGATAGCAATGCCCTTACCGCCACAATCGGCGAGGAAACGGTTAAATACCAGCCCTTCATAACCGTCGGGGTCGCAGATAACATCTTCGATATAGCGAGCCATGTGCTCCTCATCCTCGATGCTGCTGCCCCAATAGTCGGCCTTAACCATGTTTGCCAAGTACAATGCGTCGTATTGTTCGTTTGTGTCAATGTTCACGCTGTACTTTTCAAGCATAGCCTTTAACTCTTCCATCGTAAACGGTGTTATACGTTTGATAACGCCCGTTTGCTTATCTTCCCTTTTCATCTTACTAACGGCAAACTCGCAAAGCAGCTTATTGAAATGCGTGCCGTAATACGAAAGATACTGCTGCATATCTTCGGGAATTAAATAGTTCATCATTGTATTTGCCATAATCTGTTAATTTTTTCCGATTTCTTTTACACGTTTCAAGAATATGTTAAATTTCTTGCTAATTCTTGCTAATTCTTTCAAGACTTGCAAGAATTGGAAAGAACTTGAAAGGATTGGATAAGGCAAATGCGCATACCCAACCCTTTTGTTCTATCTACACGAAACGGCCTCGGCTGTCACGACTGCGGCGAAACTCCTCGTCCATGTCGTTCTCGCTGTCCTCCCATCCGTGTTTGTAACCCATGCGGTAGCCTTGTTCCCAGCCTTCCCCGCCGTTCATCATTGGCATAGTGCCATCGTGACGGTTGGTGGTACGCATGGAGCGGCGCATCTGATGCCGAATATTGCCGCCATCACCTTCTCTATCTACAAAAATATATCCCATAGTCGTATTTGTTTTTAATGGAAAACATTAGCCTTGGGACTTTCCTCCCGAACCGTTCAGTTGGCGTAGGATGGCAAGCATTTCGGAATTTTGCGCTTTTAGTTCTGCAAGCTGTGCATCTTGAGCCTTTTGCTTTTCCTGCAAAGACTGAATGACGCGTGCGTTTTGCTTATTTTCTGCATATTGCGGATTAAGCACCTCAAGCATCTTTTCCGATTCCGATATAACGCTTTTGTGAAACGGCACTTGCTCTATCGCCTTTTTTGATGTCTGCAACATCGCATCAACCGCTTGCAACATTGCTTCGCGGCTACCGCTAAACGTATCATTACCTCTTGCTGCGATTTCGACATTTATAGGAATCTCCGCAAATGTCTCGTCTTTGCCATTTATTGTTGCCACGATGTCAATAACCTGCTGCATCTGCATACCAGTCATAACATTTGGTGTTTGCGTCGGAAACTTGGCACGCGGCTGAGATTTTGTCTTAACCACACCAACCTCCAAAACGGGCTTTTCGCCGCGTCTCAAAACGTAGAAGGGATTACCACTCCCAAGACTATTGAAATCCATGTTGTTTTGTTTTTATAAGTTATTAATTAAACTACGGTACGTGACATAAGAGCCAATATGCCGTTAAACCTATCGTTAAAGATAAGCATTACGTTAGTTCCAAGCACGTCCGCAACCGTTACGGCAGTTCCGTTAGGTAGTGTTAGCGGCCTTGTTACGCCGTTAAGTGTAAGCGTAATAGGCAATGACGTGGTTGCATCCGATGGGATAGCGTTCTCCATACGGATAGTCAAATATCCGATTGGCTGAATACGCCGCCAGCCGAGTGCAATATTAACCGCATCTGTACCTACGGTAACTTGCGTGTTCGCGATGTAAGGCTGACCACCAGCATTAATTGTTATATTGCAGTTACAATTACAATTCATACCTTTAACCTCCTATGCCTTAATCGTTAGAATACAAAGTTATTACCGTTGAAACCGCCGTAGAAACCACCCATGTACGGTGTGGAATTTACAACCTGCAAGTTAGGATACTGCACGGGTACGGTGTTCGGCATCTTGCTCTTGATGTCGTCGACTTGGTTCTGAATGCCTGCGAGCTGACCAAGGATAGGTGCAACGGCCTGCTGAACGACGCCAGTAGTGAAGTTTTGCGACTTCAACGTAGCGACCTCGGAGGTCAATGCCGTAATCTCGCGGTCTTTGCGGTTGGATTCCATTTGGTCGAGCTTGTTGTCAAGCGCAAGATAGTTGCGGTTCATCGTGTCGGTCAAAGCGTATGTCTGTTGGCACATAGCAAGCTGGTCGGCTGCTGCCTTTGCGTCTACCTTGTTGCCAACGCCGTTGATTGCGTTCTGCAAGGTGTTCGTTTGCTGACAAGTCGCAAGCTGTTGGTCGCAACAACACTTTTGGAAAGTGCTTATGATGCTTGCGTCGCCGCTTTGAATCGAATTGATGATTTGCGGTACGCTTACGGCTTGCTGCAATGCCAATGTCTGCAATGCGTTCTGAACCGTCTGCACGCCTTGATTGACAAGGTTGAAGTCTTGACCAAGCATAGTAGACAACGTTTGGATGGCTGTACGTGATGCCTCGCCTTGATTCGTGATTGCGTTCATTATAAGCTCTCGACCCGAATCGTTCGACAACTGATTAGCCAAGAAAGCTGCGCCTGAGTTTCCTCCGCCAAAGCCTCCATTGCCAAAGCCGCCACCGTTCCAGCCGAACATTGAAGCAATGATAGCAAGTCCGAATAAGTCAGCAATCCCGTTCATGCCGTAGCCGCCGAAACCGCCGAATCCACCCATTCCAAAACCACCGATGGGAATTGAAAACGGAATGTTGCCAAAGCCGCTATTACCATTTCCGTTCTCGGGTAATTGATAAATTTCTGCCATTGTTATTTTCCTTTCTTTTCTTTGTTAAACTTGTTGTTAATTCAAACCGTGTTGTAACGTTACACGGTGCAAATTTACATCGTAAGAAAAGAAAGACAAAGCGGGACTTACATAAGTCCGCTTATATAATATAACGCATTGATAATCAACGTGTTATATAAATAAAATCAATAAAGCAAAAAATTTTTTCTAGGTATTATCCGATATAAAAGGCTGTGTTTCAACGGGTATATCAATGCCAGCCAGCTCAAAATTTATCGGGTCTTTTATGTAATACACCTTTGGATAATCGTCAACACAGCCCGTCCGTTTCGTGTTTCTCAAAAGATGGATGCTTTCGTAATGGCCTTTAACGTAAATCTTCGACCATA